TGCGAAGAGTGTTTGTACCCCGTTGCTGCACTCTGGACTCAAACAGACGAACAACTTAACCCAGATCCGCCGCTCCCCGCCGTATGAGCCTGCAACTCACACCTGACAAGCTGCAAAAGCTGAAAGCCGCCCTGCCGACGATGCCGGACAAGGAGAAACGGCGCGTTGCTGAGCTATTAAAGAACTATCAGCAGCAGATTACGCAGGCCAAGGGCAAGGAATCGTTCCTCGACTTCATCAATCATGTGTATCCGGGCTACAAAGTGGGTCCGCATCACCGTCGCCTAGCCAAGATCTTCGAGGAAATTGCCTCGGGCAAGAAGAAGCGGGTCATCGTCAACATCGCTCCGCGTCACGGCAAGTCAGAGATGATCAGTTACCTTGCTCCTGCGTGGTTTCTAGGCAAATTTCCGCAGAAGAAGGTCATTATGGCGTCCCACACCGCAGACTTGGCGGTGAACTTCGGTCGTCGGGTGCGTAATTTGGTGGGAGCGGAGAACTATCGTGACATCTTCCCCCAAGTTGAGCTTCAGGCTGACTCTAAATCTGCTTCTCGATGGGGTACTAATTTTAACGGCGAGTATTTTGCTATCGGTGTTGGCGGTGCTCTTGCTGGTCGAGGCGCTGATCTGTTCATTATTGATGATCCCCACTCAGAACAGGAAGCTAAACAAGGTCGCGCAGACGTTTTTGAACCGGCTTGGGAGTGGTTCCAGTCGGGACCGGTCCAACGACTAATGCCGGGTGGCGCGATCATCGTGGTGATGACGCGGTGGTCGAAGATGGATCTGACTGGGAAGATCGTCGATCACATGACCCGCGAGGAAGGGGCAGACCAGTGGGAGGTCGTAGAGTTCCCGGCCATATTAAATGAGAAACCGCTCTGGCCTGAGTTCTGGGGCATTGACGAGTTGCTGGCAAAAAAGGCCAGCATGGATGTGCGGTATTGGCAGGCCCAGTACATGCAGCAGCCGACCTCGGAGGAAGGCGCTCTTATTAAAAGAGAGTGGTGGCAGGTCTGGGAGCCAGAGAACCCCCCGCCTTGTGAGCACATTATTATGTCGCTCGACGCTGCCCAAGAGAAAACAAACCGGTCGGACTACAACGCCCTGACCACGTGGGGGGTCTTCTTCAACGAGGAGACCAAGAACTACAACATCATCCTACTGAACTCCATTAAGCAGCGACTGGAGTTCCCAGAGCTAAAGGCGATGGTGTTGGAGGAGTACAAAGAGTGGAACCCGGACACGTTCATCGTGGAGAAAAAGTCCAACGGTGCGGCGCTGTATCAGGAGATGCGGCGGATGGGCGTACCGATATCAGAATTCACGCCGGGTAAGGGGCAGGATAAGATATCACGTGTAAATGCCGTGACGGACTTGTTTTCTTCAGGCATTGTATGGGTGCCTGACCGTCGCTGGGCATGGGAAGTAGTCGAAGAGTGTAACGACTTTCCGGCTGGAACTCATGACGACTTAGTGGACTCGACAACACTAGCTCTCCTGCGATTCCGGCAGGGAGGGTTTATTCGTTTGCCAAATGATGAGCCAGAACCGACTAAATGGTTCAAGAGCCACAGGCACGAAGGGTATTACTAGGAGAATTTAGATGGCCGTCGATAAAAGTTTTATGCAGGCTCCGATGGGTCTCGAAGCTCTGGCTGCTGAAGAAGCGCCGATTGAGATCATGATTGAAGATCCGGAGAGCGTGTCCATCGGCATGGATGGGGTAGAGATTAACCTTGAAAAACGCGCACCCAGAGCAGAAGACTTCGACGCAAACCTCGCAGACTTTATGGATGAGGGTGAGCTTCAAAGCCTCGCTTCAGAACTGATTGGTAGTTACGAGCAAGACCTCTCATCTCGCAAAGATTGGCTCGACACGTACGTTAAAGGATTGAAGATCCTCGGTATTCGGTACGAGGAAAGGACGGAGCCGTGGCCCGGTGCATGTGGTGTATTCCATCCCCTCCTGATGGAGAGCGCGGTCAAGTTCCAGTCCGAGACGATCATGGAGACCTTCCCTGCGATGGGACCGGTCAAGGCCAAGATCATTGGTAAGGAGACGCAAGAGAAGCGTGACTCAGCCATTCGTGTCTCGGATGACATGAACTACCAACTGACCGAGGTGATGAAGGAGTATCGGCCTGAGCATGAACGACTCCTGCTCTCGCTGGCCCTCGCCGGTAACGCCTTTAAGAAGGTGTACTTTGATCCGTCGCTGAACCGTCAAACGGCGGTGTATATCCCAGCCGAAGATATCGTGGTGCCGTACGGTGCTGCTAACTTGGAAACGGCTGATCGTGTTACGCACCGGATGCGTAAGACAAAGAATGAACTAAAGAAGCTTCAATACGCTGGGTTCTATCGAGACATTGATCTTGGTGAGCCGATGCGCGTGATGGACGAGGTAGAGAAACAGAAGGCAGAGGACCAAGGCTTCTCAGCGAGCATGGACGACCGGTTCCAGCTTCTTGAGATGCATGTGAACATCGACTTGCCGGGGTACCCGGACGTTGACAAAGATAACAGTGAAACCGGGATAGCCCTTCCATACGTAGTAACCATCGAGAAAGGCACCGGTACCGTTCTGTCCATCCGGCGGAACTGGAGGGAAGATGACAAGCTCAAGATCAAGCGACAACACTTTGTCCATTACGGATACATACCGGGATTTGGATTTTACTACTTCGGCCTTATTCACCTTATCGGGGGACACAGTAAAGCTGCAACGTCCCTCCTTCGACAACTGGTGGACGCCGGAACCCTCAGTAATCTCCCCGGAGGACTCAAATCCAGAGGACTTAGAATTAAGGGAGACGATACTCCAATCGCTCCGGGCGAGTTCCGAGACGTAGACATTCCGTCAGGCGCGATCCGCGACAACATCCTGCCGCTCCCGTACAAGGAGCCGAGCCAAACTTTGTCCATGCTCATGGACAAGATCATCGAGGAAGGACGCCGCTTCGCTGCGGTATCGGACCTGAAGATCTCGGACATGTCCTCGCAAGCTCCGGTTGGTACGACCCTCGCCGTTTTGGAGCGAGTCCTCAAGGTCATGACCGCCGTGCAAGCGCGTGTGTACTACGCCATGAAGCAAGAGTTCAAGCTTCTGGCTTCGATCATTCGAGACAACACGCCAGAGGAATATAGCTACGAGCCGGAAGTCGGTGATCGCAAAGCAAAGAAAGCCGACTACGATGATGTTGATGTTATTCCAGTATCGGACCCCAACGCGGCAACCATGTCGCAGAAGGTGGTGCAGTACCAAGCTGTCCTCCAGCTTTCACAAACGGCTCCGCAACTCTACGACTTGCCCTATCTTCATCGGCAGATGATCGAGACGTTGGGTGTGAGAAATGCAGATCGCATCGTACCGTTGCCGCAAGATGCCAAGCCACGCGACCCCATCACCGAGAACATGGATGTGATGACGGGCAAGCCGGTCAAGGCGTTCATGTACCAAGATCACGAAGCCCACATCGCTGTGCACATGGCGTTGGGTCAAGATCCGAAGATGGCTCAGATCATTGGACAGAACCCGATGGCTCAGCAGATTACGGCGTCGTTGCAGGCTCACATCATGGAGCACGTAGCGTTCCAATACCGCCGCGAGATCGAGAAGCAGCTTGGCGCAGCCTTGCCCCCGCTTCCGCAAGACGACCGAGAAGAATACGACCTGCCGCCTGAGTTCGAGGCGCAGTTGTCGCAGTTGGCAGCAGCCGCTGCCGCACGAGTTCTTCAGAAGGACAAGGCCGAGGCGCAGATGCAACAGGCTGCTCAGCAGCAACAAGACCCGCTGGTTCAGATGCAGATGATGGATTTGCAGATCAAGCAGCTTCAGGCGCAGACCAAAGCCCAGCAGATGCAGATGGATGCTCAGATCCAGCAGGCCGAGGTCCAACGCAAACAGCAGAAAGATGTCATGGACGCCGCTGCCAAGGCAGACGAGTTGGAGCTTCGCAAAGCCGAAATCTCTGGCCGTCAGCAGCTTGAAGCCGCACGGCTTGGCGTGGACATTCAGAAGGACAAGGCCGCTCTCTCTGCCAAACAGCAGATGGAAGGAGTGCGCCTAGGACTTGAGATCGGCAAAGCACAAGATGCCGCAGACATGCAGCGACAAGCTGCACAGCAAAGATTGGAGATGCCAAAGAAGGAGGACTAAGTGAGCTATTCAAACGCTCTGGAATACCTTGAGACCAAACTCAAGGAGGAGCGCACGTTGATTGTGGAAAACCTGATCCAAGGCAAATTGGATGAAGGTGAGTACAAAAGGCTATGCGGGGCGTTACAGGGTCTCGACCTCGCAGTGGGCTACATCAAAGACCTTGCAAAAAGGATGGACGAAGAATGAGCAGTATTGACGTAGAGAAGACTCAGGAAGAAGCGGCCAAAGCTAAACTCCTGCCGGAACCCAAAGGCTATCGGATCCTGTGTGCGGTCCCGCACGTAGAGGAAGAGTTCGATGGGGGAATTATCAAAGCAGACGATACCAAGCGTGTTGAGGAGCAGACTACTGTAGTTCTGTTCGTCATCAAGATGGGCGACCTCTGCTATGCAGATAAAGACCGGTTCCCCACTGGTCCGTGGTGCAAAGAAG